GCACTACAACGACAGCCGCTACCATATGCTGAACCTCCACGCCACCTTCACCAAGGGAACGGTCGAGTTCCGGCTCTTCCAGTTCGATGCTCCGGCAGACGGCAAGCAGAACGGACTCCACGCTGGCCAGCTCAAGAGTTACATTCAGCTCTGCCTCGCCCTGAGCCAGATGGCAAAGACAGTCAGAACCGCAAGCCCCAAGCCCCAGCAGAACGAGAACCCCAAATACGCAATGCGCACTTGGCTCCTTCGCCTCGGCTTTATTGGCGACGAGTTCAAGACCGCAAGAGAGCTCCTCACGAAGCGCCTGGATGGGGATGCAGCTTTCCGCAGCGGCAGAGCAGCCGCTTGAAGGACGCAGCCCAGCGGCCCCCGAACCCGCTGATGGCGGGCTTTCGGTGGTAGAAGGCAACTTCGGAAAGGAGTATTTTTTATGGAAAAACGCTATTACATCGCTTACGGCAGCAACCTCAATGTCCGTCAGATGCGGATGCGCTGCCCGTCGGCACGGATCATCGGCACATCGGTTCTCAAGGATTACGAACTGCTTTTCAAGGGCAGCAAAACAGGCTCTTACCTTACGGTGGAAAAGAAGTCCGGCGTCTCAGTTCCTGTTGCTGTATGGGAAGTCACCGCAGAGGATGAAAAAGCCCTGGACCATTACGAGGGCTTCCCGAACTTCTATTACAAGAAGGAGTTGACCCTACCAATCAAGGGTATCCGCACGGGCAAAATCCGTAAGCGCCGGGTATTCGTGTACATCATGCATGAGGACAGGCCCATCGGCATTCCGTCCATTCCTTATATGCAGACCTGCATCCAGGGCTACGACGATTTTGGCTTTGACCGGCTTGTGCTGATAGACGCTTATCTCAAATGTGGGGAGGAACATCATGAGGGAAAATAAAATCATCCGAATATCGGTCTGTCCCAGGTGCGGGCAAGCTTACCGGGAGCATCCGGCTCTTTCAAGGCTCGACAACGAAACACTCATCTGCCCGGATTGTGGCACACGGGAGGCGCTCGATTCCATCGGCGTAAAACCGGATGAGCAGGAGCAGATCATCGCCTCCATTCACCGCTGCCGCCAGCCGGAATAACGCTGTAATATACACAGTTTTTACTCCGAATGATCGTGTACTATACGCCACCAAAATGACTGGCTATATCCGCACTTCAGAGGTAATATACACTCACAACAAAACAAACGGAGGTACACGGTTATGTGGAAAGAAGGCAGCATCAAGGTAAACGGCGAGGTTTTTCACTACTGGATGAAGCAGTACGACAAAGGTTCCGAGTGGGGCATCGACGGCGGACGCATTTCCAAGCTGATGCTCAAGCGGGACGGCAAAATCGTCTGCAACTACGACAGAGGCTGGGACATCGAACCCGCCGATGAGAACACGCAGCTTGCGCTGGAGCTTCTGCTCCACAGCGAGAACTGGTAAGCCAATAATTTCATAAAGGGACTGAGCCGAAAGGCTCTTTCTCTCGTATATTCCGAAGCAGCCACAGGGCTGTATTTTTTATGCCCAGGAGGTGGTCTCTACGAGAAAACTGAAAACATATAAGCCCACAAGGTTCATGGAGAAAACCTCCCACTACGATGTGGACGCAGCGGATTATGCCGTCATGTTCATCGAAAGTCTGTGTCACACCAAAGGCACCTGGGCGAGAAAGCCTTTCGAGCTCATCGACTGGCAGGAGCAAATTATCCGGGACATTTTCGGTGTCCTCAAGCCCAACGGCTACCGGCAATTCAACACGGCATACATCGAAATCCCCAAGAAGCAGGGCAAGTCGGAGCTTGCCGCTGCGGTGGCACTTCTGCTCACCTGCGGTGACGGCGAGGAACGTGCCGAGGTCTACGGCTGCGCCGCCGACCGTCAGCAGGCGTCCATCGTTTTCAATGTGGCGGCTGATATGGTGCGGATGTGTCCGGCACTCTCCAAACGGGTCAAGATACTGGATTCCCAGAAGCGGCTCATTTATCAGCCAACGGGCAGTATCTACCAGGTGCTCTCCGCCGATGTCGGTAATAAGCACGGTTTCAACACCCACGGCGTGGTGTTTGACGAGCTGCACACCCAGCCGAACCGCAAGCTCTTTGATGTTATGACGAAAGGCTCCGGCGACGCTCGTATGCAGCCGCTGTATTTCCTCATTACCACAGCCGGCAATGATACGAAGTCCATCTGCTATGAGATACATCAGAAAGCAAAAGATATCATTGAGGGCCGCAAAATCGACCATACCTTCTATCCCGTCATCTACGGTGCGGAGGAATCGGACGATTGGACGGACCCGAAGGTTTGGAAGAAAGCCAATCCCTCCCTCGGCATCACGGTCGGCATCGACAAGGTCAAGGACGCCTGCGAGTCTGCCAAGCAGAACCCCGGCGAGGAGAACTCCTTCCGACAGTTAAGACTCAACCAATGGGTCAAACAAGCAGTGCGCTGGATGCCCATGGACAAGTGGGACAAATGCGAGTTCGCCGTCAGCGAGGACGATCTGGAAGGCCGTGTCTGTTACGGCGGGCTGGACTTGTCCTCCACAACGGATATTACAGCATTCGTTCTGGTGTTCCCGCCGGAAGACGAGAATGGCAAGTACACCATCCTGCCGTACTTCTGGATACCGGAGGACAACCTTGACCTCCGAGTCCGGCGTGACCATGTGCCATACGATGTATGGGAGCGACAAGGCTTTTTACAGGCCACCGAGGGCAATGTGGTTCATTACGGCTACATTGAGAAGTTCATTGAGAGTCTGGGCGAACGGTTTAATATCCGTGAAATCGCCTTTGACCGCTGGGGTGCCGTGCAGATGGTGCAGAACCTTGAGGGCATGGGCTTCACAGTCGTTCCTTTCGGACAGGGATTCAAGGATATGTCCCCGCCCACCAAGGAGCTGATGAAGCTGGTGCTGGAACAGAAAATAGCCCACGGCGGGCATCCCGTTCTCCGCTGGATGATGGACAACATTTTCATCCGCACCGACCCGGCCGGCAACATCAAGCCGGACAAGGAAAAATCCACAGAGAAAATCGACGGTGCCGTGGCAACGATAATGGCACTCGACCGCGCTATCCGCTGCGGCAATGAGAATGTAGAGAGCGTATACGACACAAGGGGCCTGCTGTTTATCTGAAATTGTAAACTTCTTGCGAACTGCTTGCATATCGCAAGCAAAAGTGGTATACTATATTCGCAAGGAGGCGATAAGCTATGGCAAGAACTTCTAATGTATTCGCGCGTGTAGAGCCTGAAATCAAAGAGCAGGCAGAACAGGTGCTTGATCAATTGGGAATCCCCATGTCCAATGCGGTCAGTATGTTTCTTCGGCAGATCGTTCTGCAGCGTGGCATTCCGTTTGAAATGAAACTGCCGGAGCGCAAACCGGTGGCTTTCGGATCTTTAACAAAGGAGCAGCAGGATGCAGAGCTTGAGAAAGGCATGGCAGATATCCGTGCTGGTCGCACCCATTCCGCACAGAGCGTCATGGATGAACTGAAAAGGGATTACGGCGTATGAATTGGGAAGTAGAATTCACCGATCAGGCAAGGCGCGACCTACGGGATATTCTGGACTACATCTCCTATGAATTGCAGGAACCGCAGGTCGCAGTAAAACTGGTGCGGCAGATCACAAAAGAGATCCTCTCTTTGGAGCAGATGCCCATGCGGTATCGGCTTTATGATGAGGAACCTTGGAAAAATCAAGGCTTGCGCTGTTTCCCGGTCAAGAACTATCTCATTTTCTACTACCCGGACGAAACCCAAAACACGGTTTATGCCGTCCGTATAATTTATGGTGGACGGGACATCAGCCGTCAACTGAGCGAAACCGAAACGATCTGAATTCAACACAACGAGAGCATCTGTCTACGGACAGGTGCTTTTCTTTTGCCCATTTTGAAGGAGAGTGATTTAGGTGGGTATTTTTTCAGGGCTGTTCAAATCCAGGGACAAGCCTCAGAACCGCACATCGGGCAGCAACTACGCCTTTTTCTTCGGCGGCACGACCTCCGGTAAAGCGGTGACAGAACGCTCCGCCATGCAGATGACCGCCGTGTACTCCTGCGTCCGCATCCTGTCGGAGGCTGTGGCGGGACTGCCGCTGCATCTTTACAAATACACGGACAGCGGCGGCAAAGCTATAGCACTTGACCATCCGCTCTACCGCTTGCTCCACGATGAGCCGAACCCGGAGATGAGCTCCTTTGTATTCCGAGAAACGCTCATGACGCACCTGCTCCTCTGGGGCAACGCTTACGCTCAGATCATCCGAAACGGCAAAGGTGAAGTGGTGGCGTTGTACCCACTTATGCCCAACCGCATGGAGGTCAACCGGGACAAGAACGGCAAGCTCTACTACCTCTATTCCACCCAGTCCGATGATGCACCCACCATGAAAGGCTCAACGGTCTATCTTGACCCATCCGAAGTGCTTCACATTCCCGGTTTGGGTTTTGACGGCTTGGTGGGCTACAGTCCCATCGCTATGGCAAAGAACGCCATTGGCATGGCGATTGCCTGTGAGGAATACGGTGCAAAATTCTTCGCCA